ATCGAAAGGGTGAGAAACATTGTTAAGGCAACTGGTAATTAGCAAGAAGATTGAGCAGCGCAAGAATGCGTTGGCCGAGTTGCTCATTCAGGAGGAAGAACTGCAAACCAGGAGCACTGAACTTGAAGCGGCCGCAAACGAGGCCCAGACTGATGAGGAAATCGCCGTGTTAGAGCAGGAAGTTGAGAAGCTGGAGGTCCAGAAAAACGATCTGGAGCAGAAGAAATCCAAGCTCCAAACTGAGATTTCAGAACTCGAAAACGAGCTGGAACAGTTAAATGCCAAGGAACCTGCTGGACGGCAGCGGGACAATCAACAAAAACGAGGTGATGTAAACATGGCGAAAGAGTACCACATTGCGCAGGTCCGCAAAATGCTGGAAACCGGTGAATATTTCCAGCTCCCTGAGGTGCGTGAATTCTATGAAAAGTTTAAGAACCTTCGTGCTGTTGCCGGCGGCGAGTTGACCATTCCGCAGGTCATCATCAATCGCATTCTGGACATTGTTGGTGATTACACTACCCTTTATCCACGTGTTGATAAAATCCGGGTGAGCGGTACCGCACGTATCTTGATTGATACGGACACCACGCCGGCACAGTGGATTGAAATGGCCGGTGCAATTCCCACTGGCGATGTTGGCACCATTACCAAAGTTGATTTTGATGGCTTCAAACTTGGTAAAGTCGTATTCGTCGACAACTACCTGCTGCAGGACAGCATCATCAACATTGATGACTATGTTGTGCGTAAGATTGCCCGGGCGCTGGCAAAAGCGCTGGACCTAGCAATCCTTAAAGGCGAGGGTGCAGTCAACAAGCAACCGGAAGGTATTATTCCGAAGATTCCGATTGAGAACCAGAAAGCGGTGGTGGCCGACAACAAGCTGCTGGTTAACCTGCTCAAACACGTTTCCCTGGTCGATACCGGCGATGACAGCTATGGCGAGATCGTGATCGTCATGAAGCGGCAGACCTTCTACAACCGCTTCCTGGAATACACGATCAACGTCAACGCGCAGGGCAACGTCGTCGGCAAGCTACCGAACCTGACGCAGCCCGATCTGTGCGGCCTACCGGTTATCTTCAACCAAAACATGGACCTCGATATGGTCCTGATTGGCGTGCTCGAACAATACACAATGGTGATCCGCGAGGACATCACGATCGATCGCAGCGAGCACGTCAAGTTTGCGGAGGACCAAATGGCCTTCCGCGGCAAGGGCCGTTTCGACGGGAAACCGGTGCGACCGGAAGCATTCGCACTTGTTACCATTGAGGACCCGGCAGATGAATAGGGCGGTGGCCTAAATGGACCAAACTCAAATCCTTGAACTCGTCAAAGCCCGGCTAGGCATTACCACGGCGGTCAGGGACGCATACCTGACCGCCATAATTTTCGGGGTAATTGACGAATTAGAGAAGGAGAAAGGCATTCAGCTAGACAGCGATAATGCTCACCATCTTATGTTCGTTGTGGACTATGCTACCTGGCGGTACCAATCAGTGGGAGACGGCACCACAGCTTACACCGGCCAGCCCATTTCTATGCCACGCCACCTCCAGTACAGACTGCACAATTTGATCATCTCGGCGGGCGGTGGTACTGGATGACGTTTGACCATCAACTAATTTTGCTCAAACAAGACCACGTGCAGGACGACATTGGAAACTGGCAGCCGGTGTTGGTGCCCAAACCGGTTCTGTGTGCATTGAAGTCAGTCACCAGAAATGAGTTTTATAGTGCCGCTCAGGCAGGATTGCGTCCGGAACGGGTGTTCGTGATACACGGCTATGAGTATGAAGGAGAACAGGAAGTGGAGTTTGAAGGCGAGCGGTACCGGGTGGTTAGGACATATTCTGTGAGCTTTGAAGAATTGGAGCTCACTTGTGAAAAGGTGGTGACAAATGGCCAGTAATGTCTCGATTGACCAACTAGCCGCCGAGATCACCAAAGCTATGCGCCAATACACCGACGATGTGTCCGCCGCCGTTGCCGAGGCCGTGGACGAGGCCGCCGATGAAATCCTAAACGAAGTCAAAAGCAATCACCCTTACCGTGACCGCACCGGCGAATACACTAAGGGCTTCCGCAAAACCAAGCGCGATGAACCGGGCCATACCCGTCGGATCATCTGGAACCGGAAACATTACCGCCGGGTGCATTTGCTTGAGTTTGGCCATGCCAAACGTGGTGGAGGTAGGGTGCCGGCGTATCCGCACTTGCGGCCAGCATTTGACAAACATGCGCCGAAATTGGAAGAGCGGATAAAACAGATAATCAGGAATGGGGGATAAGGGATGACGTTGCAGGAATTGTTTCAAGAGCTCAAAAGCATAGGGTATCCGGTATCCTACGGCTCTTTTGCCGTCCCTGTGGCCCCTCCTTATCTCATTTACCAGTTTGCTTACTCGAATGACTTCATGGCGGACGGGATGAACTACCTTGAGGTGAGCAATTTTCAGGTAGAGCTCTACACAGAATACAAAGACTTAGAAGCTGAGAAAAAGGTGCAGGACAAGCTGAAAGAACTCAAGCTGCCGTACATGAAGATTGAAACTTACCTTGAGAGCGAGAAGTTGTATCAGGTGATTTATGAAATCCAATTAATAGGAGGATGATGACATGAGCGCCAATAAAGTGACTTTTGGACTTGAAAAAGTCCATATTGCATTTTTGGACGAAACCAGTCCAACCCAACCGGCATGGAAAACGCCGATCCCGATTCCGGGCGCCGTTCGGTGGACGCCGACGCCCGTTGGTGAGTCGAGCACGTTCTACGCTGACAACACGGCGTATTTCACCGTGACCGCGAACAACGGTTACACCGGAGAATTGGAGCTGGCGAACGTGCCGGATGCCATCTTGGCCGAAATGCTTGGATGGGAGATCGATCAAAACGGCATGGTTGTAGAAGTGTCGGACGCGATCCCGAAGCCGTTTGCGCTATTGGGCCAAGTCCTCGGTGACAAACGGAACCGCCGGTTTGTGTACTATCACTGCGTTGCGTCACGGCCAGCAAAAGAACGGACGACAAAAAATGAATCCATCACACCAGCAACAGATGTGCTCAATCTCACGATCAGCCCAATTGAAATTAACGGTCAAAAGATTGTCCGTGGAGAAATTGAATTGTCGGATACAAACCAGACGGTTTACAATGACTTTTTCAACGCCGTATATACGCCGAACTTTAGCGGAGGTAGTGAGTAATGCACGAAGTTACGATTGGCGACAAAACATTAAGGCTCAGAGGATCTGCTCTGAGCCTTCTTTATTACCGGCAGGCTTTTGGTCGGGACCTTTTGGGTGATCTGGTGAGTATGTTAACTGCGATGACCGGACTGGAAGTGCTTCGGGCCGGAAAAATGGACATAGAAAAAATTAATTTTACTGGCCTCGATACAGTGGCAATCCTTCGTCTCATTTGGACCTTAGCACGAACAGATGCCGGGCCAAACGGTAGCTTTCCGAGTTTCGAGGTTTGGCTGGCAGAAAATGAAGACCTCAATATGTTTGATAACGACCTTTTGAAGGCTGTTTTCGAAGAGGTTCAGCGGGCATTTTTTCGTTCGGGAAAAACCGTGGCATCGACGTAGGGACAAAGAAAGCGATAATCGATGTGACCGGGTGGAGATTAACATTATCGCATTGGCACGACGGATTGGACTCAGTATGACCGAACTTGATTTATTAACCATGCAGGATTTTTTTGATCTTGTGCATGCCTATATGGGTGATGATTCTGATGCACCTCGAGAGGCGACGCAGGAAGATATTGATGCATTTTATCGCATGTAAGGGAGGGTGAGTAGACAGTGGCGGAGACAATCAAAGGCATCAATGTTGTGATTGGTGCGGATACCACGGGGCTGTCGAAAGCCCTCTCAGACGTCAATAAGCGATCGAAAGACATTCAAAGCGAACTTAAGCAGGTCGAGCGCTTACTCAAGCTCGACCCTTCGAATACAGAATTGCTTGCGCAGAAACAGCAACTGCTTTCGCAGGCCGTAGAAAACACCCGCGAAAAGCTCGATCGGCTGCGCGCCGTGCAGGAGCAGGTCGCTGACCAGTTTGCGCGCGGCGAAATTAGTGAGGGGCAATATCGGGCGTTCCAGCGGGAAGTAGTGAAAACCGAGCAGGAATTGAAAAAGCTCGAGACGCAATTGAAGGGCATGGAGCCCGCTGTTAAGTCACTCGGAGAGCGTATGCAGGAAGCCGGCGAGAAGATGAAAAAAGCCGGCGAGAAAATGACCGACGCCGGTAAGAAGCTCTCCATCGGTGTGACGGCGCCGATCGTCGGGCTCGGTACGGTTGCCACAAAAGCGGCTGTCGACTTCGAATCGGCGTTTGCCGGCGTCCGCAAGACGGTCGACGCGACTGAGGAAGAGTTTGCGCAGCTGGAGCAAGGCATCCGTGATATGTCCAAACGCATGCCAGCAGCTGCTACCGACATCGCAGCCGTTGCCGAAGCAGCCGGGCAGCTCGGCATTGAGACTGACAACATCCTCAAGTTTACCGAAACGATGATTGGCCTCGGCGAAGCCACGAACCTGACAGCCGAAGAGGGAGCGACACAATTCGCGAGGTTCGCTAATATCGTCGGGATGTCGCAGAACGATTTCGATCGTCTCGGCAGCGCGGTTGTTGCCTTGGGCAACTCGTTGGCTACCACAGAGGCCGAAATCGTGGCGATGGGCATGCGGCTGGCCGGCCAGGGCGCGCAGATCGGCATGACCGAGGCGCAGATCATGGCGTTAGCCGCAGCCATGTCGTCTGTCGGCATCGAGGCAGAGGCCGGCGGTACGGCAATGAGCACCGTGCTCAAGCGGATGCAAAAAGCCGTGTCGCTCGCTGGAGAGGACTTGAAAAAGTTTGCAGCAGTGGCTAGAATGTCGGCTACCGAATTCGCGGAGGCGTTTCAGGCGGACCCGGCAGCCGCGTTACAGGCGTTTGTCGACGGTCTGGCTGAGTCGAGCCGAGCTGGCGAAAACTTGACGCTCATCCTGAATGACCTCGGCATCACCGGCATTCGCGAGTCGGATACATTGCTGCGCCTTGCCGGCGCGAATGAGACGCTACGCAGTGCATTGGAGACGGCCACGCAGGCGTGGGATGAGAACATCGCGCTGCAAAACGAAGTGGCGCAGCGGTATGCAACGACCGAGTCGCAACTTGCGATGTTTCGAAACCAGCTCACAGACGTTGCAGTCACGCTCGGACAAGCGCTGATCCCGGCACTTATGGACATGCTGGATGCTGCACAGCCGATCATCGACATGGTGGCGGATATGG